CCAGCGTCATTGACTACAACACGATCAGCATCTGCAAGCGTAGTGCTTGAGGCAGACGTACCACCGTCCATAATGTTTAGCTCTTCTGGAGTAGCTGAAACTGCTGTATTACTTGCAGCCGCTAATACTGGAAGTGTACCAGATTGGTTAGGCAGGTTAATTGTTCTGTCTGCTGTAGGATCAACAATCGATAATGTTGTCTCATGGTCATCTGCTGTAGCGCCCTCAAAGACTACTGCATTCTGTGCGTTCATAGTGACTGTGTCTACAACAGTTTGAGTGCCGCCTACAGTCAGGTTACCCGTAATTACTAGGTTGTCCCCAATGGTAACTTCAGAAGTCGTATGCCCGATTGTGACTGCAATGCCAGAATTTTCAGTAGCTACTTTTAAAGTGCCTGTGCCGTTGGTCACGTAGCCGTTTGATCCATCGTGATACACAAGCATATCATCGTCTGTGCCTAGCTTAATCTGGCCAGCATCAGTCATATCTACGTGAGAAGCAGGACTTAGAACTCCAGCTACTGCAAGAGTGCTGTCCAGCGTAGCGGCTCCAGTAACATCTACAGTCCCAGAGAAATCTACATTAGCCCCTGAGAAGGTTGCAGCGGTAGTTGTGGCAGACTTAATAATCAGTTGACCAGAATTGTTTGTTAATGAACCAAAGGTTGCAGAGCCATCTTGTAGGCTAATATCGCCACCGTCTGCGTTTAGGATGATATCGCCAGCAACGTCTAAGGTAAGATCACCGCTAGAGAGATCGATCTCTGTGCCGTCTATGGTAATGTTGTCTACTATAACGCCAGCGTTTGAGGTTATAGCACCTGTGAATGCAGAGGTTGAAGCAACTGCAAATGTGCCACCTACCGAGGTATTTCCGCTTGTGTCGGCAACTGTGAACTTGTCGGAGTCCATAGTTAGACCGCCGTTTAGGACAGTAGCTCCAGTAACAGTCAGCGTACCAGCCGTAGAAACATTTCCTGACGTATCCGCAACGGTAAATTTGTTGCTGTCCATTGTAAGACCGCCATTTAAGGCAGTCACACCAGTTACAGTGAGAGTAGAGTTAAGAGCCGTGCCGCCTGTCATGGTCAGCGTACCACCTACTGCGGCATTGCCAGCGGCGGTTATATCCGCGCTGAGAAAAAGGCTCTTAAACCTAGTGCTGGTATTACCCAAGTCTATGGAGTTATTTGAGGCAGGTAAAATAATGTTGTCTGTTTGGACTTGTACAAGCTCACGCCATACCGCTGCACCAGAGTTGTTACCAACACAGATGTATATACGGCCTGTACTAGTATTTTCCCAAAGAGATCCCGGCGCAAAACCATCTGCACTGTCATCGCCCACAGCGGGGTTAGAGGTATTAGTGAATATACTTTTACCGCCTGTGCCACCGTTTTCTGCGGGTAGGAAACCGCTTACAGAGGTAGCTAGGGGTATCTTTGTACCATTGCCCGTAGCGCCAGTGTGCGTGTGTCCCGTGGTAGCGTGAAAGGCTGCTAGTATTTGGTTAAATTCTGCATTTAATGGTGGAGCGGTAATTGCCGATCCGTTCACGATGCTCGCGGTAGATTGTCTTGTGTAGCCAGCCATTATCTTCTCCCTGCGGCACTAAATTCAAAAACTAAGCCTTGAATTGAGAATGGTTCTGATTGCCCGTCTGTCACGAAGGTAGCCCTGCAACTAAAACCAGAGCCTTGAATATCTGAAGTGATTACGGGTTTAGATGCACCGCCGTAGATTACGTTGTCTCCATTGTAGGTGATGTTTCGCCCAGAATAGACTGTGGGTGCGCCTAAAGATGTTTGTGTGTACGTATTAGGAACAGCAGTGTTGTAATCGCCCCAATCATAATCGATAGCTAAATTCATTTCGAATGGCCCTTCGGCCCGTACAAAAGTGTTTACTTTTCGCAAAGCTTTACGTTGTTCTGTTTCTCCAAAATCTAAGTATGGGGTGGAGTAAACTGATATAATGTTAGCGCCGTTAAAGGACTTGCCTTTTTCTTGTTGATAGACGGAGCCGTCATGGTCACCATGTAAAATAAGCTCAGTAGTGCCTACGTAATCAGAGGTACAACATGAGGCTCTTATACCTAAAAGCTCACCAAACTCCCAGCCAACAGAGCCGCTGGTGTCTGTGAGACCCCCAATAATCCCTATACTTTCATTCTGTGCCAACACTGAATTACTTACGGTAGTAGTTATAAAATATCTAACTTGGGACTTTGAGCGTATTACAACTCCAATTAGCGCATCCATATCTTCGTTTTGGATAATATCAACGAGCGTTGTTTGAATAGCCGAAGACAAAGGACTAAGTTCGATATCACCGATTCTGGAAGTTCCGGCAACCGGACGAAAACCTGATGGGCTAAGAAACATGAGGTCTCCGCCAATTTCAAGAACGCTATCCCGTGCTACACAACCAACATTTGTGGTGACGTTTTCAAGAGCAAATGCATTAGAACTAGTAACTGTAACTTTTTTTATGTTGTTGTTACCAAATACAAACAAATTATCTCTAAAGGGTTTAATTTGTACAACATCAAAACCCGCAGCTATCTGACCACCAGCCGCCGCTGAAGTCCAAGTGTAGGGGTCATTTGGGGCACTGTGGGCGATAGTAGCCCCTGTAGCCTGATGACCGGATAAAAATACGTGGTTTTCAAAAACGTCTACTAAAGCCGGGGCATTAAGAGCTTGGTTACCTCCAGCGGTATTGTTGTCTGCGTGGTATCCACCGGAATGGCTTGACTTAATCTCTTTCCAGTTTGTGCCGTTAAATATAATTGCAGGGTTAACACCATCTACAAAGATAATTGCATTGCCTGTACCAGTAGTAAATTGAACGTGGCGAAGACGATTGACCGTTAACGAGTTAGCAGTCATAGGGCGGGTAACGCTGTGGTCTAATGTAAATTTTCTCCAGCCCACTCCGGCGGTGTAATAATAAAAACTGTAATTAGTGGCTCCGGCATCTTGTCTAGCCGCAATGATTGTTGTGCCGTTGGTTACGTCATTTTTAAAAATTGCTATGCCAAGCACTTTGCCTTGACCTGTAGTAGAACCTGCTACAGTGACCTGTCCGTAATCGGAATCATAATCGTCATAGCCCTGAATACGGCGATAGCCACCAAATAAAGAAGGCTCATAATTAAGCAATCTTACGGCGGCTCCGGGGCTATTATCAGACAGATCCAAATGGTTTTCGTTACTATTTAGACCACCACTGCATAGTAGCTTGAATGACTGAATTTGATCAGGCATTTAGAATTTAATCCGTGTGTCTGTAACACTGATTGTGTTGTTTATATAAAGTGTCTGAAGGTCTTTGACGCCTTGTTCATAAGAGGCGTAAGCAATTTGAGCAGCTTCTAAATTATCTTTAAATTGGTACATATAATAAAGCGCACCATCAATTAAGACGGTGTCATAACTTTCCGGTACTCGCGTAACATCCGTAGCGTTTACGATGTCCGAATAATTCATAAAGTATCTAAATTTTAGGGAGTATGTTTTGTTTGGGGAAGGGGAGACACCGTAGCCATTACCGTGTGCTGGGAATACAAATTCAGGTACATCTCTTCCAGTAGAGCCAGAAGTGTCATCAAGATCCCGATAGTTTTTGTACCAAGTGTCCCGTTCAATAAATTTAAGAGCTTTAAACTGTGACCCTAGACTAGTGCTAGCTTGTATTTGGAAACTATTCCAATCAGCTATTTTATAAAAAGTGGGCCAAGTGTATTCTTCTTGACCAACAATTAAGGTGTCTGTTTCTTCAGCCGCATTAAAGGGCCATTCAAATTCCATTTGGTTTATTCTAGCTAAAGCGGCTTTCACCGCATCTTTCACTAGAGCCTGAACGCCAGTGCAAGATGCAAAGTCACCTTCGATTAATTCCACCTCGTTGAGGCGGCGAATAACTTGATTGCATAAGCTTAAATAAGTGCTGGGCATACTGAACCTTTAGATAAGGAAATGGGGCCAGCGGTTAAGCCAACCCCATAAATTTTTAAGCTAAATAATCGCGGTCTGCGATATCAGCTACACCAACGCCAGTATCTGCAACGTCCATTAAGACTGCGTAGATACGTAACTTACCAGTAGTCAAAGCAGTGCCTGACTGCGTAGCAAGTTTTAGATCGATGTTATCGTCTGCAACTGCAACTAGAGGCTGGTATGCCGCTGCGTTCTGGGAGATTGTCCCAGCAGCAACGCTGTCTGAACCATCCATACCGTCTACAAAACAGTCAGCATCAACTCCTGTGCCTAGATCAAAAGTTGTTGTGCCACCAGAAGTGACGGTATCAACTTCGATCCCTGCATTCATAATCATTGTGCCTTTCGGAACAGCAATTACAGGAATTACATCGTTAGCAGCAAGGGCCGAGCCTTTGTCTGATAATGCTGTAGCAAGGTCTACAACGGTTTGCACCATGTAGGGTTGACGGCCACGCGAGGATGAACCTCTGGCAGCCGCTAAAGTGTTATCACCTAATGCCATTTTTTAGTTTCCCTCTATTTAGGCTGCGTTATATTTCGCGGTTACAATTGCTTCTGGACGAAGTATCTTCGAACCGTAGACCTGAATTCCGCGCACAATGTCGCTGAATGAGTCAGGATCACGATAAGTCTCTGTTTTTGAGATAGATTCTGCGGTTGCTACAGCAGAACTATGCCCAGCTACCAACACACCGTAATGGGCGTCAGAATTTGCCGTACCTGATTGGCCCGGTCCATTACCTTTTGCCGGAAGATTGCTTGAGGAGTATACCTTAAAGCCGTGGAAGCTATTTAAAATTAGTCCATTGCGTAGGCCACCTGACTCTCCAAAATCAGAATTTAGCATTCTGGAATCTTCGTCTGCGAGGAGTTCTAAGAACACCGGATCACAAACGAGCCATCTATTTTGTGTATCAACTTGCTGTTGATCTAGAAGGCGTTTCATACGTGCAACGACCATTGCTGGTGATACAGTCGCAGTTGGCAAAGCTGTTGCACCCGGAAGACGGGCAGCTAATGGTATTGAGTGATCTCCAGCGGAAGACGTTGTAATATTCCCAAAGCTATCCTTCCGCAATTTCATGCTGGTTAGTAACTCATCCGTACCCGCAGTTGCTAAAGCTTTATCACCACGGGCTGTGTCGTTTACTGTGTCAGCCTGAGCGTGAAGTGCTGATTGCTTGTAGCCAGACATATAACCAAGAACGTCTTGGTCAAACTGATCTGCCAAACGATAAGCTGCACGATCTGTTGCAAGATCCATAAAATTTATGTGCGAATGGGCGGTTTCTATATCGTCCATCTTAAAGGCAAAATAATTAGCTTTATTTACAACCAAAGAAAAGTCTTCATCGTCTAAATCTTGTGGTTGAATTGTCGTGCCCCTGCTGTACTGCGCCACAGAAATCTCTGGTTCCTTAATAATACGGACTGTGTCGCCTTGGCCTGAGATCTCGCCAAAATATTCATTGTTCGAAATGTCACCAACAACAGTAGCTTTCCTAAAAGCTAGCTGGGTTTTTTTGCTATAAATTACACTACTGAACGATCCGTTTGGAAGGTTATTGTGCCCGGAGGCTGATTGAAATGCCATTGTTATAATCCTTGTATGAAATGGCTGAGATTACACTTCTTACATTAGTAACGTGACTAACAAATTGTGATTTTAGGTAAGAAGCAGCTAGATCAGACAACTTAACAATAGTGTCAGCTGGCTTGAGGTATCGCTAAAGCGGTCCAAACCTTCTGGTAAACTTTGTATTATTATCTGGGAGTTTGGATATAAGGTATACTGCTAAGTGTCTTATATCTATAAAAATTCAATGGTTTCATTATACCATATCGAATTAATTACTGCAATAGTTAAGTTATTTATTAATGGTACAATAAAATTATCTAGCACCACCTGAAATATCGTAAGTAAATGTTCCATTTTTTCTTGAAGCATCAATTGCTTCTTCATTGGCTTCATACTCACGGGCAGACATACGTTCCACCATACTTTCAGACCACTCAGACTTTCCGCCTGAAGAGGGTGCTGTATTCGAGGTACGTCCGACTGCTTGTGCGGCTGACCTCTTAGCCTTTCGAGAACCTTTGTCAGACTTATACAAGTCAATAGTTCTAGAGGCCCATTGAGCATCAGTATTATTTTTGTACACGCTGTCTTGCAATGCAGACGGCTGTAAAGATACCCATTCATGGAACTTAGGATCTTGTCGTATTTCCGCAAAATCGGGATGCAATTCAACAAGCTGTTGTTCTGCGCTTTGTTTGTGCAAAGAACGCTCAAAGCTCTCTACTTTTTCAAGACGCTTTTCGCCTTCTGCAAGAACTTCATTAGCTCTTTTACGTGCAATAGTATCGACAATTTTTGCAACGTCAGGATAGCGGCTTGACCAAGCTTCGACTTCCTCATCACTTTTAGGAAACTTAATTTGCTTCCGAGTTGCTTCGTCTAACTGTTTCTTAACAGCAGCAACTTCCTGATCTTTTTGATCACGAACAGTTTGAATATGTCGCTGAATGTCTTGATAGCGTTTTTTGTAACTTTCTTCTTCAGCATCTAATTGTTCTACAGGCTCTTGGCCTTGCTCTTGAGCATATTCCTTACTTTTTAGTAAGCTATCAATTTCTTGCTCTAATTCTTCAGCGCGAAGTTTTTTTGTGTTTTGCATAATTTCCTCTTGCGGGTCCAATAATATTGGGTGTCCAAGTTAAATGATGAATGCGTATTTTTGTTTTTTAAGCATTCGGGGAAGGTCGGATGTTTGAGGATAAACTTTTTCAGTATCCTCATTTTCATCCGTTAGATCGTCTACTTCTACAGCAGCGGTCTCTACATCGAGATCCTCTTCAGGCTCTTCGATTTCTTCTTCTTCAACCATTTCGGTGTCAGAACTTTCTGCGTGTTGGATCAAGCCATCCATTTTCATAGACATAAGACCCATTTCAGCTTCAGACTGCATCGTCTGTATGTGTTTTAAACCGTGCCATTTTACAACATGAGCGGGTAAGACATATTCATCTGTACTTAGCTTGGCATCAATATCATCTCGAACATTTGCTGCATGAGATCCTACCGGAATAGGATTACCAGATACATTGTCGTACCCCATAATACCGTCTGTCATCATGCCGCCGCAGCCGCATTCTTCCATTGCACCACAACCGCAAGCCATTCCGCCGTGGCTCATCTCTACAAGCTCATCGTTCTCTATGGCTTTCTGAATAGCTTCGCCTTTAACTTCTTCATACTTGCTTAGTTCGCCATCACCATCTGTGTCGGCTTTTTTCTTATCTAATTGAAATTTCTTAGCTGCCATATCTCTTCCCTCTTGTGTGGTAATTCCTTTAGTAGCTGTTGGTATGCCACCTAATGCGTAGCTACTGCCTTCGTCCTGACTTCCAAAAAAACCATAAATTTTATCTCTAGTGTCAGCAGCAAAATCTATTACGTCTTGCTTTCGATCTGCCATAGTGGTCGCGGAACCATCTTGCTTAAAGTAGGTATCACTTTCACCTGCATAAAATTCTTGGTCTGTAATATCGAAGTTCAAAAGGTTATCAGAACGCCATTTAGAATATTCTATTGCAGTGCCTTCGTCCTCGAACACAGGAAGCTTTTCCCCCGTGTATAAATCGTAGGGGCCATTTTCATTATAGTGAGCAAACAAATCGTCTATTTTATAAAGTTTGCCTGTTTCAGGATTAATTGTAGGGGTTACAATATAACCTGTACCATAATCGTATGTTGCCGTTTTTTCAGAATAATTTTCTATATCCTGATCATTTTTCCAAACAGGCTTACCGTTGCGTGTCTGAAGACCTTTAATTTGTTGTGGGGTAGACGCCATTATAAGTTCCTTAAATAGCTCCGAAGCCTTTGTCTTCAGGAGCAATAGCTGCACCCAGAGCGGCGCTGGCTCCTATGATCGATAACAAAGGAATTTTTCGATCCATAAGCATTCTAAAGATTTCTTCTCTAGAAAAACCCATTACGTTTGCGGTGACGCCTATTCTTTCGTCCAACAACTCAACAATAGTAGCTGTTTCAGATTTTAGACCTGTCTTTTCCCCTGAGCCAAACCAACCCATAGATTGTGATTCCGCAGGGGATACTTGGGCTTTTTCGCCAGCTAATTTATATATATCAGAAAATACAGCGTATTCAGTCTGCATAGCAGCACCGTCAATTTGCTGCTTACCCAGTGTATCTTTTAGCCATGTAACAGCATTAAGTTGACTTGGGTCTTCTTTATAAGCTTCAAGCCATTTAGGTTCTATCCATCCATCTGGTATGGAACCCGGCGATACCTCATTCATTGCATCTAATGCACCACGAATTGCGTGAGTATCGATTGTTGAGCCTTGCAGATTACCCTCTACGTTTTTAGCAAACGTAAATGGCTTAGTGTTATTGTTTGGGTTTATTCCGCCAGCTTCAACTTGGTTCGTAAGAATACGATGAATACCGCTGTCAGAGGTCATCATATTGTAACCTTTTTCACTAATACCACCTGTACCGGGGCCAATTAGGGTCTCTAGAGGTACTCCCGCTTCCTTTTTAGCCATAACCAATGTGGCATTACGCAAATTTGTGGCGGTATCAGTGCGAGGACTAGTGGCGGCATAAGCTTCTGAAAACTCTTTCATCCAATCATCTACATATTCTTTTGAGTAGCCCATTGCGAGTGCTTTTTCCCGAATAGGTTCCGTATTGTAAAAATACTGGGCAGCGGTCCCTTTCCATTTTTCCATACGTTGAGCAAGGACTTCGGCAATCTCCTCACTCATCTCTTGAACAGGCCGAGACCTATCTCCTAAAGGCAGCATTGCATCTGGATTAGGATTTCTAGGTACGTATATCTCTTCTTGTTTTACAGTATTGCGCTCATAAGCTTCTGGAGAGGTATCGAATAAAGGTTCGCCTTTTGCTCCAGTACGTTTGCCTACGGGTTTAGTCATCTCATTGGCACGGGCATTGATTACGTTAGCCATATTGGTTTCTAAAGGTGGGCCTTCGTTATGACCCATTCCAAACAGTTCGTCTGTCTGGTTATCTACTGTACTACTGCCTTTACCCATATCAAAGGGCTGCCTGACTACCTCTGCACCAGCCGCTTGGGCATCTTGAGGATTACCTCGGCCTTTAATAAAGTCTATATCTCCATCTAAAAGTGCGCGAGTGTTACCCACAACTTCCCCAGCAACCTTACCTGCGGTATCTTGCAGAGACCTAGCACCCGCTCTGATTGCGCTAGCAGCAGCATCTCCCGCCCCCGGCACTAATCCTATAATAGTGGCAGCGGCCCCTAGACCACCCAAAGCACCAATCATATAGTAGTTAGGGTTTTCTTTAGCTAACTCATCACCAATCATCTGAATGGTCTCATAACCGCCCTTAATGTCTCCAATAATAGGCGTGAAATCTAAGGCTACGTTACCTAGCCCTTGCCACGTAACTTCCGGTATATCTTCCGCAAGACTTTCGCCATAAGATTGCCAATCTTCTTCAGTACCGCCCATAATTTTAGCTGGCTCATTAGACTGTTCTCCTTCTCCAAAAATATATTCATACAGCCCCATTATTTGGCTCCCTCAAGTGCTTCATCGCGTAAGGTTTCAAAGCGTTTCAACTCTGCAATGCATCCTTGTATTTCAAGTATGCGCTGATGGTCTTTGACGGTTTCTAGAAGGCTATGCATTATCTCGATACGGGCCTTAGCGTATTCTTTTAAAGTAGAGTACTGAGCTTTATCATTGACCAAGGGAAGCAAGCTCCGATAAAAAATTTTATCCATTATTGTACTGGGCCTTGTGGTGGTTGCTGAGGCTGGGGTGCATTACCGCCATTGGCTCCGCCGCCGCCGCCCGTGAAACCTGCTGCGTCTGGCTCCGGTGCTTGGCCCGGTGCTATATTGCCGCCGCCATTGCCAGTAGGATCTTGCACTGAAGGTGCGCCGTTTGGCCCTGCGCCCGGTGGTGGGGCTGGTTGTTCTGGCATAAGACTTTGTATCTCTGCCATCATTTTTTGTTGGATAGCTGCTTCGCGTGGATCGTTCAGGATCTTATCTTCATCAAGATCCATACTGGATGCTAACTCACGTAAGATGTAGTCGTACTTAACAAACGGCTGCATAGATGGGTTAGCTGTCATCTGCATGAACTGTAGTAACCTCTGGCTACGTACCTCGTTACGCATCAGGCTTTCTGTGCCCCGTGCCTTAACGTCTAGATCCCCAATAAACTCCTTGTCGAAGTTGAACTGCATATTGAAACTAAATAAAGATCTGCCTAATGGAGCTAGCAAATAGTCATCGATGTTACGGACAACTGCTTTAATGTTTTGTGCGGCTGCACCCATCAACATACTCATGCCAGATGCGGTACGCCCCACACCGCCAACGGCCCCAGAGCCGTGACTATAAGAAGGAATACCTGTAGCCTCATCAGCAAGCTGACGGCTCTTATCAAACATCATTAGTAGCTCTTGGCTAACATTCGGAAACTTAATTCCATTCAGGCTGCTACCGGGTACACCGCTTTGACGCCGGAACACTTTGCCGGGGTACACACTCATGTCTTGGCCCGGCACTAAGTTTGTTTCATCTATTTCTATCAATAGGTTACCGGATAGTGCGCCGTTGTCTACAGCCATACGCATAAAGCCGTTCATCAACAGTTGGGTGTCCATCATGTTCTCAGCTACACCAATACCAAAAAAGGAATAGGGATTTAGCTCATAAGGGACTGAAAGGTACGGAATACGGGTTGGAGTGAACGGATTAAGCACTAAACGCAGTATTTGACCGTTACAAACCCATATATTGACCTGAACTTCGTCCTGATCCTTTAATTCTTTAGGTATCTTTATATCGGCATCTTCGGCTAATTCAGCGTCTAAAACACCCCAATATTCCATTACTTCGTAGCGTTCCATAGAAGGTGACACTGAATCATCCTCTAAAGCGTCTTCCCAGTACTCACGCACGTAGTCTGTGCCATAGTTAATGGCTAACTCGATACTTTCTTTACGGAAATGGGGCCGTTTCTTTAGGGATCTCATCTGTGTGCGGTTTAAACGATGCCGTTGGATGGTAAATTCGGCTTCATTCATGTTTCTGGCGTCTGGGTCAGGATAGAAGTCCCAAATAGAAACATATTCCATCTTTGGTATAGTCTCAAACTTAGGCTCGTACTCACCTTCTTCATTCCAGTGGGGATATTCCTTATCCTGTGCAAATGGCCCCTTAAATACGCCAGTACCAAAGAGACAACACTCAAATGCAATTGATCGAAGGTGCTTAGGAGCATCCGTTTCGTCCAATTGGTCGTGCATCAGCTTTTCCATCTTCTGAGCGGCACGTTTTGCTGGCTCGAAGGTAATACTGCCCGGAACACCACTGGCTCCTAGCGTTAAATCCTCTTTAATTGGCTCTAGTGTCTCTTTATATAGTCCTAGTTCCTTAGCAATGTCGGGACGCACTACAGAAGTTGGTACATTGTAGTCCACATCGACTTGATCTTTAATTTTTTCGTTTGTTAATTCGTTTGGGTTAAAAGATACGGCATCAGCCACGTTACTAGGGAACTGGCGGGACTCAATGCCGATAGGAAACTTTGATCCAGCAAACAAAACGTCTACAACTTGGGCATAGGCGGCGAGTACCTTGGTCTTCGTAACTTTTATGAATGCCTTGGACTTCTCAGTGTCTGTAAATTGAACTTCTGAGGAGTATATTCCACGATAATTACGGTAAGCATCTAGCCAACGCTCTTCATCAGCATACCTAGCGTCTTTCGATCTTTTATATTGGCTGTTTACAAAGGTAACCGCCCCAGAAAAATCAGCATTTTCAGTCTCAACATCCCCATCTTCGGTGAGAGGCACTGAAATGCTTGTATCTGTAAGGTCTTCTGGTAGCGGTTTGTCCATTATTGCCATATTTAATACCCAAATGTTGCGTCAGCGGGTCGCCAACTTTGCTGTGGAATGCCGTCACCCATATCGAAGGGAGAAAAGGCTCTTGGCCTACTCATCACTGCGTACCGAACACTGTCGTATGCGTGATCTGTTGCGTAGCGAGGGTCTATATCGTCAGATCCTTTAGGGTCGGCTGGTATAACTGGTAGATCGGCAATGATCTGGCGGCACGTATTAAAAAATTGTATGCCGGGAATACCTGTATCTTCGTCTACCTTCAGGACTTCGTGTAAGCGGTTCTTACCTGCTACCCTTGCGCCGTGGCTTCTATCGCTTGGACGCCACTTAGTGCCTTGGGAGATCATTTCTTCCGCAATACTTGGGCCTATCTGTCCTCTTACGTGCCAACAAGAACTGTCCAGTATGCCATAATCTACACGGTCACCTATTTCAGCCTGTTGTACTGCCTTAGCTAGATCCCGCCCAGTATGCTTACTGAGGTATAATTCCCTGTAATTAACTAAAGTCCCAAAGTTTGGGTCAATAGCAAACCAGTGAACAGCAGAATAAGAACTGTATCCGTAGTCACATGACCTGAACCTGCGCCAATCAGGCGGTATGTTATAAGGTTCGATAACGTGGATAGACGATCTGAACTCAGAGAACGCCGCGCCATCTGCAACTGCCCAATCACCTTCAAGTAGTTGTCTCCTCTGCATTTCCGGTAGAGATAGTAGGTTAGCCTCGTATTGACCGCCTTCCATCAGGTAGGGGTTGTCTTTGAGGCTAGCTGGTATGAAGCGCCTGTAAAACAGTGGCTCTCCAGCTTTCTCATGTCCTTCGGGATAGACTAAGTCTTTGCCCGTTTCTAAGTCCCTTGCCACAAACTTTGTATTTGCTGGGGCAGGGTCTACATACATCCGTTTCACCCAGCTATGCCCGACTGAACCGGGGTTTGTAGTGGCGCGAATAAAGATTGGTAGATCAGGATCGGTAGTTCTTAAACGAGACCTCATATAATCATATGCGAAACTTGTGGGGTATTGCGTCAACTCATCAAAAGCTATGTAACTAAAAGCCTGACCCTGATATCGAAGTACGTCTTGGTCTCTTTCCAAATACGTCAGCCAGAGTTTGGCCCCGCTAGGAAATGTCCATTGAGATTTCTTTTCTCCCCACTTGGCCCCTTGAAATGCTTTGGGGTATAATTCTTGAGATTTCCAGATTAATTCTCTTAACTCATCATTTGATCTACGAAGTATTAACCCATTGAAATTACTGTTAGAAAAGTAGCGCATTGGGTCAGCAAGTAGCCCAAATGATTTGCCACCACCGGCCGCGCCCCCATATAGTACTTCTCTTTCACTAGCTGCTAGNAACTCAGTCTGTGGACCCGGATTGGGAGAAAAGACCACCTCCTTTTTTTGCTTTTGGCTTTCAACAACAGAAAAGTCTAAGTTAGCAGTATTTAATTCTTTATCAGGCTGTAGCTCATCTAACTTTTTCTTTGCTAAAGTAAGCCGCCTCTTAGCATCTGTCTGTCGGCGTTTAGCAGTAGCCAGCTTCTTATCTTTAGGCGTCTTAGGTTTACGCTTGCGATTGTCCTTGGCTAAGGTTTTTAGCCGTTTAGATGGATTGTCACTTTCCTTGCCTCGCAAAGCTTTCCATATATGGATAATCCCTTGATGGCTTATTCGGTCACCCGTCTTCGAGGTCAGCCACTCAGCAGTCTTACGGCTGCTATGTCCTTCATCCAGATAGTCCAAGGCCTCTTCTACCAATAGTGCTTTGTCTTCGTCAGCTACTAATACAAGTGGATCTTTGTCCGAAGCCTTGTATGCGTATGGTATTTTAGCAGTCTTGTTGGGTCTGGTTTTATCTAACCAAATGCTCAATCGTCACTTTTCGGTGGCAATATAAACATTGCCCCGCCTGTATTTTTAACTTCGACTTGTTCTTTTTTAACGAGGCCTGTTCGATCTAATATCTGAGCCGCCGCTGCTATAGAGTTTCTAGCACCCATTGCACCGGGATCTTCCAATACATCGACCATACCCCAAGCTGCGCGAGGGGCATTCATAGCCAACATTGTGGCGGCTCTTTCATTTATTTCATCTTTAAGGGCAGTCACAACAACCGTACTGGATGTATTCTCAGCATAACCAGCTAAGTTCATAGCTTTCTTAATATTACCCTTGCACTCTTCTGACATAAGGGCTTCGAGAAACATCAACTGTTTATCTGTGTACTGTTTTTCTTCTGCCATATTATCCTCTAAAGTAGATAAAGACTGAGGCTATGGCGGCGGTAATAACTATCCACCATATCCTCTCCATAAAGCGCAAGGTATGACCTCTCGCATTAAAATCGGTTGTAAGCTGTCGAACTCTGTCCCACATCAACTTTTGCTCATCGTCATAATGATCCATCCTCTTAAACAGAGTGATCATTCGTTCTTCCATACGAGCTAACGTAACTACTGCGGTAGACAGTTTATCCAGCTTATCCTCAATTCGCGTGAGGCGCACATCGGTCATCCGACTTTAGCTTTCTTAGATTTTTTGTCTTTAGCCTGAGCAAGTTTATGAGCAGCACTGAAAGATTTACCTGCAACCATAGCGGTCCTCATACTTTTCATATGCTGCGCCGTATGATGCTTTTTATGTTCTTTCATTTTAGCTTCTTGAGCCGGGGTTAATTTACTCATGCCTTTTGAGCTTTTTTCTTTTTGGCTTTATTTTTTTTAGAATTAGGAAAGCCAGCTTTCATATCGGCATAAGCTTTAGGGCTTATTGTAGACTTTTTTTTAGTACTGCTTGTACCAGCTTTTCTTTTTTTATTAATGTTTTCATATAAAGACATTTCTAGTCCCCCATTTCTGGTCGGTAGTCTTTTGGAAAATAGACTAAGACGTAGGTTTGGCATCCAGGGCATGAGTGATTGCTGACGATAAGGTACTCATCCTCATCCTCACCATCGTGGTCTCCGCCATGAATTAAATCATCATTGCAGTGAGGGCATTTCATGGGGTTTACTTTTTCTTCTTTCCAGCTACTCCGCCATGAGCCATTTTCTTTTTAGCCGCCATGCCACCCTTCATGTAGCCAGGTTTCTTGGCTGCCATG